TCGGCAAGTTTTGCAATCGCAACTGCCTCAACGCAAGTCCAGTATGTTTCACCACTCACCAAGTTTTCATCAGTAAAATATTCTGCAATATCTTCTTGCAAATATTGTAACTCTCTTAGTTTGTGTCTTTCGATGTGCATAATTTACTGGCAAGATGTTTTTATTTATTAAGTTTTTCTTCTGTCATAATGATATCCAGCAATTGAATACTGATCATTCTTGCCTGGATAATCTTCAGGTGAGTTTCCTTCATACTCTGGAATCAAACGTTCACCATCTTTTCTTTCACCATAAACTATGTAACTACAGTGAGTTGGAAGATTACTATGATTCTTAACTATAATTCTATTTTTTGCAACTGTATAGTATAAGTATTGATAAGTTCCAATCGGAGTTAAATGTACAGTAATTGTTTTAGTGTCAACTAAATCTTTCCAATAATCAGGAAGTTCAATGAATTCACTGTCTTTTAGAATACCTCGATAATATACACCACCTTCTGGGCCTTCCAAACAAACATATCTAAGTCTATGATTTTTTTTGGTTGGATGTTTAATATCAAATCCTTTCCAACCTTGACTATTGATACTTCCTCTAAAAGTCGAATACGTTGTGCCAGTAACTCTAAGATTTGCTGATATTCTCATGTCAGCAAAAAATTGACTGGTTCCTAAAACATAAAGAGAGTCAGAAAAAGGAAGTTTAGATACAGAATCTACTGTGCCTATTGTAACTGCTCCCCTTCCACCAGTGCTAGAGCAATCACCAAAGATTGATATTCCACCGCAAGTTAGTACACCTGATTTTTTATATGGGACTTGTTGAGATGTCTGTCTTGCGTAATTTGCTTCTCCAACGTGAAGACCAATAGTTTCAATTGAAATATTTTTAATCGTCATCCATCTAATCCTCCATTAGGATCATTAAATTGTGTTATCTTATCGACAGGCACACCACCATAAAAAGAACTTAGTTCATCAAAGAAATCAGGTGCAAGATCCACGTCAACTCCTGAAGTAGTATCTACAGAGTTACTTTCACAGTGTATTCCAACTGCTGCCCCACCATTTATAAACAATTCTCGATTTGAATCAAGATTCATATCTGCACCAGCTAAGATATCTGTCTGAGAACCTGATCTCATTCTAACATTATCTTTAGCATCTATGTATATGTTCTTCTTTGCGTTAAGAACAATATTTCTACCACACAGTTCAATATCACTTGCCTTTGATGTAATGAATATTCTACCATGTTTACATTCAATTTTAAAAGCAACTCCACCCTCTCCTGTAACCTCGCCATCTCCAATACTCGCATCGTCTCCAGAATATATTTCTAGATTTTTACCTGCTCTTATTTTACCTATACCACCTTCATAAAAATGAATTCCTTGTGATGATTGAGTTGTCATACACAATTCTGATGTACCATGTTTTTCTGTTGGGTGTCCACCAGACATGGTGAATGTCGGAAAAACTCTTTTATAAAAACGTTGAAATTCGTCTTTAAATATTTCTCTTATTTCCTGTTCTGTCATTAGTATCCTCCGTATCCACCACTGCTAGGTGTGCTTGGTGGAGTTGAATCACCAGAATCAGTTTCCGAAGAAGTTGAAGTATTAGTGTTGGTGGTGGTTGATGTATCCATCGTAGGAGTGGTTGTAGTTGTAGTTGTAGTGGTCGATTCGGTAACAATGATTGGTTCTTCTGTGGTTGGTTCGGTCACGACTTCTGATGATTCAGTAGCAGTGGTTGTGTATGTGGGTGATGAAACTACTGGTTGCCCTAGACTTTCTTCCATTGTATCATAAATTATTGAATCTGTCTCGCTATGTGTTGCTCCAGTCATCTTTAATCCATTTGACATCACATGATAAGGCCCAGAATACTCCACACCATTTACATATCCAACAACTTCTTTATTATCACCAATACAATCAACAACACTGACAATACCAATAAGAGTTTTTCTCTGCTCAGATCCAACATCAGTTTTAGTTAGACCCTTGGATCTCATAACAGGTATCAGTTCAGCACCAACTCCATTTTCTGAATTAACTATAAGAACTGGGGGAGTATTAAACTCTCTTAATATATTTGGAGGGAAATTAACACCTGCGATACATCCACTTGGTGTTGTAATAATAGGTATGTTAGTTACATCTTCTCCATCTTCAATTCCCTCGAAGGTAATTGTATCTCCAGGATCGTATCCAATACCTGGTTTTGATATGAATACGTCTGTGATTTCACCAACTATATTAGTTGAAATTCCAACATCAGAACCACCAAGACAATATCCAAACCCAGCTGAGAGAATTACAACACTAACAATTGACCCATCTTTTACAATTGGTTTTACATTTGCACCAGATCCGTTTCCAGTATTATCAATTATTGTAATTTGCGTATCTGTGTCATATCCACTTCCACCATTTATCACTTCAACTGAAAATATTCTATTACTATTGCCAACTATAATAAGCAACTCTGCTCCTGATCCAGATCCAAGAATCACATAATCAGGTGGTATACATTTTGGATAGATAAATCCTGGTCTTCTTGGAATAATATCAATCTGTGATGGTGGGTTATCATTAATTCTGTTACAATCTTCAAAAAGAAAATCACCCTCACCAAAGATGGTTAGTCCACCCATTGCATCATCACCAGGATCATTTCCAAACAATCCACCAATTCCCCTTCGGATTCCTCCTCCACGACCAGCATCTATCAGACCCTGAGAAAGTCCTGATAACACATTTACTTTATCCATCATACTACCAAAATTATCAGGTGGTGCCAATGTCGTACCAATATCAGATGCGAACTTACTTGGTTTTCCACATGGTTCAATATTACATCCTTGAAGAAAAGCTAATATCTTGCTTGCTAAACCACTTGCACTTCGAAGAACATTCTTAATTGAATCAAATCCACCAACTAACCAATTCAATCCACTCATGATTGTTCCAAGTAAACCCTCTAAAACACTAAACATTTTTGAGAATATACCTCCAACAAATTGTTCAATCGCACAAATTGCAGCATTGAGTATATTTCCAAGAAGATTCTTGAACATGTTCTTGATGAAATCACCAATCATATCTAGAGCTTTGTTAAAGGCACAGTTAATTAAATCTGTAATTGACCCTCCACTTTTTTTTGCTGCCTTTTCCTTAAACAATCCTTTTGGATCGTTTTTCTTTATGTCTCCAACTAAATTTTTAAATTTTTTATTAACCTTTTTCATCAAACCTATCTTCATCTCATTCATGGTTGCTCTCGTAACACTAGCAACTTCATTTTTTATAAATGCAAGTTCTGCTTGCATGTCAACTACTGTGTTTGTTATTGGATCAATCCAAGAATCACCTGCTTGTTCAAGTCCTTGAGCCCCTTTGATAAAATCCTGCACCAACTGACTAATTCTTCCAATAGAATTATTCTCACAAGGAGTAAAACCCTCAGCTGTTGTAGTTGTTTTTTCTTCAAAAGCAGTATTTGCAGTGCTGTCTGACTTAGCAACTTGTCTTTCTTTATCTCCTTTGTTTATACTTGTGTTATTCTTCTCTTCAGAGTCAGTTTTCTCTGGATTTACAGTTGTTTGAAGAGTATTAGGGCCTGGAGGTTGAGAAGAATTTGGTCTTGTGTATGCCTCAAAAGATTCAAATCCACTACTCTTTCGAGAAGCAATCTCAGATGCCTTATAAGTATTTTTTACATTATCATACTTAGGAAAAAGTCCCATCACCACTGGTTGTTGGGCATCCTCTCCATCCAGAAAGAAACCAAGGACTCTCTCACCACCAACTAAAGTTAAACTTTCCGATAGTCCACCTTGACCACTTCCAGAATAAGGATCTGCCAGTACTTCTGCCCACGGTAAATCATCATCTGGAAGGATGTTTCCTTCTGGATCAAAAGGGTGATACCCTACAATTCTAACTTTGACTCTTGCTGGTTTTGCACCACTGTTTCGAATATTCGCATTTACATCTCTCCAAGATTGTGGAGGAGCAACTTGTCCAATCCACCATACAAAACCATCTCTTCCAATCGAATTGACTTTACCAAGAGTAGCTAACTGATCAATCATTAGTCGTCATATACTAAACACTCTGGTTCATCAGGGTGCATCTCACAGAATAATTCTAA